GGTGCGGCCGGGTGTTGGGTTTAGTGCGTGGTAATAACGCGGACCGTGACCGATCCTTGATACGTGACGCCGTCAGCATCGCGCTGGGCGTCGGCTTGCTCGACACGGACCGATACTGCGCGCCCAACGGTCAACGGCAGGCGGCGCTCATCCAGGGCGGCCACAACCTCACCGAGGATGCGTTTCACCTCGGCCTGGCCGTGGGCATCCGACCAGACCGACAGGTAGACCAGGCGCTGCTCGCGCTTCCTGCCCGAGATGGGCGAGGCGTTGGCGGATATCTCCCGGTCAATAGAGACGTAAGGCATTGGCGAGTCCATGGGAGCACCATCGTAGACGGGGCATGAAACCTCAGCTGCAAGCCTGGTGAACAGCGCCTCCTGTAGCGCAACAGATGGATCAGCCATTAGATAGCCCCTTGCTTGCTTTGCTGAGTGTCCGACTTATTGCGGCCTGGATGTTGGCGATCACATATTCCCGGTTCACGTCCTTCGCGGGCCGAAGCCATGGATGCGCCGGGCGCGCCGGGATATCTGGGTATTTGCCAAAGAAGTCGGCACCATCGCTTTTGTTGGTCGGCCGCCGGTTTCGCCCACCAGACCGCTTGGTGCCTGAATACCCCTTGGTGCCGTATTCAACGAACTTCAGGTAGAAAAACCGGTTGCTGTCCCTCTTCCCGCGGATGCCTATCTGCGCATCAAGCCCGCTTTTTGACACAAACACCTTCAAAGCAGCAGCTGCCGCGCCCGTGTCCTTCGGGATCAGGTTCTTCATGGTGGAAAGAATACGCTCAGCACTGTCGCGCATCACCGGCGCCAATTCGTTATCCATGCTCGCGTGAATGTTGCGCAGCATCCGGCGCAACTTGAAGTCGCCGGACATGCGCGAGCGGCGGGCAGCCATGGCTTACTCCTTCGTCTTGGCCGGTTTCTCAGTGGTGGGCGCTGCTTCGGGTGCAGGTTCCACCAGGCCGCGCGCGACCAGGTCGGCGCCCAGCTTCGCGTCGACCACGAAATCTTCACCCTTCTCCCGGTCGCCGGTAGCGCCGGACAGGGTTCCCAGGGCAATAACTTTCATGACTCACCTCTATGGGTTGGGTACGTTGGAACACAACAGCCGGAGCATGCTGTTCTCGTTGTCGACCAGCGCAGCGCCGATCAGGTAGGTGGTGGTGATGCCTTTCGCCGTGTGCACAAGTCGATGGCCTGCGACGGCATCGGCCCGCGGACGGATGCGGATCTCTGCGGTGACTACGACCTTCAGTTGCTCCGCCACAGGGGCGATGCGTCCAGTTGGCAGCGTAATCTCTGCCCAGAGCTTTCCGATTTCAGTCCACGCAACGACGTATCCACCAGAACCGTTGGGCATGCGCATCTCTTTCTGGAGTGCACAGAGGTGACGCATTGGGCCTGCTCTCATCAGAAACGCTTCCTTGGCCATAGAAGACGGTCAACAGCCATAGGGACTGCCGATGAAATGGTGCCGATCACGACCGCCTCCCGGTTGGCGTACCAGTGGCCCACCAACAGAAGTACTGCCTGCTCAACGTCTGGAGTGAACCCCATCTGCTCAGGTAAGACCGGCGTTCCTTCGACCAACTCCCGGTCGCAGTGCATCGCGACATGGGACTTGGCGGCCTCGAAATAACCGGTGATGAGCGAGTCTTCCTCGTCGCCGTCCACCTTCAGGTGGATCTTCACGCGCGCCAGGTCGATCATTTACTTGTTCTCTCTCGGGGCCGTCGACCTCGACTGCCTGGGCACGGGCGCCTTGGTCTTTCCATCAGCGTCAACTTCCTCCGCCAGCCCCTTGCCAATCAGGGTATGGGCATATTCGTCGTCCACCTCATCAAAAACCTGGCCAGCCTTCACCGAGCTCGACTCAGCACCCAGCAGGGCTGCGTTGCCAACGAACCCCCAAATTGCTTTGATTTTCATGATGCCTCCTGAAACGAAAAAGGCCGGCACAAGGCCGGCCATTGCAAAATGAGCGGATTACGACGCAGCAGCGAAGCGGCCTTTAACCAGGCCTTCACGGCGGCGCACACCAAGGCCCAGGCGCTCTTCAACCAGCAGTGCGCGTTCGTTCTTGATGAACTGATCGTTGATCAAGCCCATCTTGAACAGGAACGACATGCGATCGAACAGCACGGACGAGCGCGCGAAGTTCGCCACCAGGAACTCACCGCCGGTGTCGACATCACCCTCATCAACACTGTCGGAGGTAACAACCGGGCGACCCCAGAGGACCGGCGTTACCAGGCCTTGCAGGTTCGCAAACAGGTAGCGGTTCTCACCGTCCTTCTGCAGCTCGATGTTCATCCAATCGAGCTCGGTCATCACAACACCATCTGCGGACAGCATCGACTGCTTACGCACCTGATAGATGGCCCGGCGCACCAAGTCGATAGCGGTGTCACCCGCTTTGGTCAGGGTAGCGTCGTAGACTGTGGCCTGGGTCATCAGGCCGTTCAGGTTTTCACCGGTACCGTCGCCCTTCAGGATCTGTCGCTCTTCCTCGAGCTTGAGGTCGTAGCGCAGCAGTTCCTGCAGGTAGGCCATCAGCTGCGGAACGTCGTCCAGCGCTTCGTCAGTCACCGGCATCCAGACGGCGATTTTTTTCACGCGGTCAGTCTGGGTAGTGAATGTCACGTTGCTGGTGGGCTTCAGGCCGCCTTCAGCCACCGGCCCCGCGCCCCGGGTGTGCAGGTTTTCTTTGAAGTAGGTGTAGTTCTGGCCGGACACCGGAACGGTGGTCAACAGATCGCGGATGCGCAGCTCCTGGCGGATACCAGGCTGAATGACCGGGTCATAGTTCGGCGCAACGATGCCGGCGCTGGTGACCTTCATTTCCTTCATGCTAGCCATGTCGGACTTGGTCACTTCGATATCGGCCAGGGAAACGCTCTTCGCCTGCAACGATTTATAAGCATCGTCGTTTTTGACCAGGTCGATGAAGCTCTTGGCCTCGCCGGGCTGGCTGCGCAGCTTGATGCCCTTCTCTTCCAGCTTCTGGACCTGCTCGATGACACGCTCGATTTCGCCCTTCTGCTTTTCGATCTGCGATTTCATCTCGGTGGTAACGGTGTTGCCTTTTTGCATCTCATCGGCGACAGCGTCGTACTTCTTTTGCAAGCCACTGAAACCTTCCTTCAGTTGGGTTTCGAGCGTGGCTTTTACTTCTTGGATTGGATCGGTCATGGCGACACCTTAAAAAATTGGTCAAAAGTGCTGGAGAGTGTTTTCAGCTCTTCCACGATCGCCGTGGCCTCGCTGCCGCCGTCACGGCGTAGCGCGGGATAGCCGAGTGAGGCGACTGCTGCCGCCTCTTTCTGGGAAAGCCCCATGCGTTCGCGCAGGGCGTTCTCGAAAAGTCGAATGTCAGATTTAACGGTTAGGACCTGAGCCGCTGGATTCATGCCGAACGGCACGAAGGACGCTTCCCAGAGTTCGGCCTCTTTGATGATCCGGACCCGGCGGCCGGCTCGCTCTTCGAAATCCGCTTTGATGGTGTTGAAGCCGATCGACATGCTGTCGAGGATCTCAGCCTTCATCAGCTCATAAGCGTCTCGGGCGTAACTCACCGCCAGGTTCACGCGCCCCTTCAACAGCAGTCCGTGATCGTCCTGCGTGTAATCAGCAGATCCGACAAGGCGAGTGAGGTCGTGGTAGAGGGCGAGCTTCAGCTTGCCGCCGCGGGTGGTTTTAACCCGGGTGAAAGCGCCAGGCAAAATTACGTCGTCGCCGAGGTCGACGTTGTTGAACACGGCGGCGTAGCCTTCAAAGTTACCGGCGTCGTCCACCGCCTTCAGTTCAAACGGGACTTCAAGCTTTGACATTGGTTTGCATCTCCCACCGGGTGACCCGGTCGTATTCTTCGCCAGGCAGCGGAGGAAGGTTTTCTTTGCGGCGAACCTCGTTGATGGTCATCCAGCCAGAGCCGCCGGAGCCGCCGAGGGCACCTTTGTAGTACGTGGCCCGGCCGGCGCTGTCCGCGCGCAGCAGCCCCTCTACAACGAACTCGACGAACAGCGCGGTTCCTGCGAACAGCTTGTCGTTGATCTCGTCTTCGATAGCCTTGATGTAGGGGCTCAAGCCGAACGTGATGAAGCCGCTGGTTTGCTGCTCCAAGTTCGAACCCATGATTGAGGTCTTCCCTGCGCGGTTGGCCAGGTACAGCGGAACGCCCCAGATACCCGCAAGCGCTTCTTCCTGAAACTGCTGGGACTCGATGAACTGACTGTCTTTCTGGGTCATGCCGGCAGGCACAATGGTTGGCCCGCCTTCCAGCAACCCCATCTTCCCGATGTCCTCAACGTCTCCGTCGCGGATCTTCGGAAACTTGTTCAGCACCTGGTCGCGCTGCTCGGATGTGAGGAAGTTCTCGTAAATGACGTAGCCGCCAGTGAAGCCGCCCTTTCGCATAAAGCGGGCTGACCAGTCCTGTGCCGCCTTGGCCAGGCCCATGGCTTCCTTGTGAAACTCAACCGGCGAGAGGCCGCAGATTCCGTCAGCGCTGAATAACTTGAAATGCAGCATGTTCTGAGGCGAGACAGGGAAGCGCTTCCCGTTGAGGGTCACCCAGTACAGGAGATCATCCTCGGTATCGATTTCTACCGCATCCGCACCGACCGGAACCAGGCCGATGAATTCCCCGTTGTCGGCTCGCTCGATCAGGGCGTACCCGTTGCCACGCAGGGCCATGTTCACTACGGCTGCTTTGATGAAATTCAACATCGTCATGTACGGGTTTGGCTTGGCCAAAATCCGCAACGCTCGCTTGTTGTCCTTCACAAGAATCCGCCCGGCGGGCTGATCCTCAAACAACTTCAACGGCAACCCTGAAACCGTTTCGCTCAGGATCTTGATGCATGACCAGACAATTGGAATTGCCATGGCCTTCTTCGGTGTTATGACTGCTCCAGAACGTGTCTGGCCGCCGATGTCCGTTTGGACTTCAACGTATTCGCCCGTCTTGGGATCGTTGAAGCCAAAGAAACTCCAGCTCATTGGGTTGTACCAGCGAGACGCCATATTGAGCCTATAGAAGTCCGGAGTATCCGTTTTTGAGGTAGTCGTCGATGTCGCCCTTGACCTCTTCAGGAGATCCGAGGGTTGCGCCGAACGCCATTGCTAGGGCTGACATTCCATCGATGCGGCCGGTGGCTTTGTCCTTGGCAAACTTGCGATTGCCTGCCGGGTCTTTCTGAATCACCGCATTGGATGCGCACATCGTGAGCACTGGGTGCATGCCGTGGCTTAGCCTCCCGTTGAGCAACTCCGACTCCAGCGCGTCAATGGCTGGAGTCATGTCCTTGTACCCCTGGCCGTATTCGACCAGAGGCAGGGTCACGCCCTGGGCCTCGGCGTCACGCTTAAATAGATCGATTCGGTATCGGTCAAAAGCAATGGCCTGGATGTCGCCACCAAGCTCGGCAAGAATCCGCGCGATATCAGCAGCGACATAGGCATAGTCCACGGTGGCCCCTGGAGTGGTCAGCAGAAGCCCTTCCCTAGCCCAGACCTCGTAAGCCTCTCGATCACGCTTGGCGCGCTCTGCGAGGCCCTGCTCAGGTGTCCAGAAGAACGGCCACACGTTCCAGTTGCCGTCGCGCTTGCCGATGACGACAAAGGCCGTAAGGTCAGTCCTGAACGAAAGGTCAAGGCCGCCGTATAGGTCCATGCCATCTGGGCTATCAGGATCATCGCCGCAGCTGACCCAAACACCTTTCGAGACGAAGACGGAAACCGTCGACACCCGCTGATTCAGGCAGAGGTTTCGGAACGTGTTCTCCGATGCCGGCATTCGATTGGCGCGCTCGGCCTGCTTCTCGAGATCCGACAGCGACCTGAACGAACCGAGAGCCGGATTGGCGGCCTTCCACCCTTCGGGGTCTGTGACCTTGCAATCCTTCGGCGCCTGATAAACGTGACTGACGATATGCGGATCTTGAGACTTCTCCGCATCGTCTAGCCATACGCTGAACAGGTCGCTGTCCTGCGCGGCCTGGGTACTGATCGCAATCAGAAGCGGCGCTGCGTGAGCGCCCTGGGCCGTAGTGATCGCGTCAATGAAATCGCTTTGGGGGCCGCGTACTTGACCGATCTCGTCGAGGATCGCCAGGATCGGCGACAGCCCGTGCGCTGTTTTCCCTTCCGCGGAGAGCGCGCGGTACTCAACGTTCAACGGCGTGCCGATCAACGTCTTGCTGCTCGGCACGATGTGGATCAGCGATTGCAGTTCAGGGTTGAGCTGGATCATCTTCACCGCCAGCTTGAACACCAGGCCGGCCTGTTCTCGACTCATGGCGCCGGAAACGATCTGTGAATTTTGCACCGCCTCCGGGCCGACAATGTGCGCCAGCAGGATGCCGGCGATTAATCCTGTCTTGCCATTCTTCCGGGCGATGCTGAGGTAGGCGGTGCTGGTTCCTGCCGGGTTGTCGTAAACCGCCAGGATGAAGTCCTTCTGGAACTGGTCCAACACCAGAGCCTTACCGACGTGCTGCCCCTCTGGCACGCGGCAATATTTCTCGATGAATGCGATGACCTTCTCGCCGCGCGTTCTGCGCCGGGCAGCCATCAGTGCATCGCTCTGGGGATCAGGTCATCGTCGTCCTGGTTTTCCAGAACCTTTTCGGCGGCGCGTTGCTTGGTCGCCTTCTTGCCTTGGTCGCGGGATTCGCCCTGGGTCGCTTGGGCGTGCACCTGCAGCGTGCGGCTCAAGGCCACGGAGCGGCGGCTCAGTGTCTCCAGCAAGCTGTGCTTCGGGTTGATCACCTGGGTATCGCGAGCATTCAGGACAACATCGCCTTCGATATCGATCTCTTTCTGTAGCCTCTCGATATCCGAAAGGCACCGAGCGAGGTTGCCGGCCATCACCAGATCGGAGTCAGTCCAACTATCTCGCGTGCGCGCGCGCACAATGGAATCCCAAAATGGCTTGTCGGCCTTGCGGATGTTGACGAAACTTGGTGGCTTGATTGGTCCAGCGGCAGCGGCCTGCATAGCAGCAACCGCCGATGTCGCGCTATCGGAGCGGGTGCGCTTGGCTTTCATAGGTTTTCTCAATACTGGCCGCAGTGTGTTTTGGCGGCGTTTTCCGGGTTAGGAATGAAACAACAGGTCGAGGGCGGTCCTATAACCGAAGAATCGCCATATTTTGACCGCCCCCTGGGGCACTGACGTGCTTCAATCGTGGCTTTGACGTGCTTCAAAACCGTTTTCAATAGATTCGCTCAATCGCGATTCCAGTGATGGTTCGGGTCAACCGGTATGCCAGACACGTCATGACCAGGTAGGATGCCGGTCCTCTCCTGCCGCTGCTTGGCTCCGTCGTGACAGGGCTTGCAGAGGCTTTGCAGATTGGAAGCGTCGAAGAACAGATCCTCGTCGCCCTTGTGAGGCTTGACGTGGTCGACGGTGTTGGCAGCTTCAACCGTGCCCAGTGCACGACATAGGCGGCAGGTTGGCTCAGCTTGCAGCTGATGCCATCGGAGCCGATACCAGCGCTTGTTCTTGTACAGGTGGTGCCAGGGCGATGTGCTCGCCATCACTCAACCTCGATGATGAGGCCGTAGCGTACGAGCCAGTCAATGAAGCCGGGCGCAATCTCGTCTCGACCGGCGAGCCAGCACCACACCACTGCGCAGTTGAGCAGTGGCATCAACCACCAGCGCTTCCTGGTCTTAAGTGACACATTGATCTGTGCCATCACCAACCTCCTGCCATCTTGGCGCCTACCGCTACACCAGCGAGGAACACCAGTACGATCAGCAGCGAGCCGATGCTCGGGGTGATCGAGGCCGGCAGTGGTATGCGCATGGGTGGCGGTGGCGGGACCATTGACCGCCGGCATGGCTCACACACACCAGGATGACAGTAGGCCTGTGGCGCCACCTCAGTCTTGACCCATCTGCACCTCAAGCATTCAAAGGTGTAGCCCATGGTCACGGCTCCAGTGAAAGCTTGATCGAGCCAAGGATCACACCGAGCGCGGCAGCCTGGGACGACTTGGCCAGCTCCACCACCAGCGCCTCAACGCGTGCAACCTCGGCACGCTCTTCAGCTGGCATATCACTGACCATGCCTTTGATCTGGTAGTACTCGGCGCTGACTGTGCTCATGGTGTGGTCCTTGTTGCGCGCCACGATTTGGCGCATTCGAAAACGTGGCGCGGATTACTCGGATTTGCGACTGGGCAGCTTGAAGTCCGTCACACGATCAGCAATAGAGCGGATCTTCTCCACGCCCAGAAAGCCAACCCAGCCACCTACGAAGGTGGCCATGCTCTGGGGCAAATGGAAGAACTCAAGCCCGCTGATGATCGTCAGGGCGAGGCCGCCACAGATAGCACCCTCCACGATCATCTGGCGCCGCGTACCGCCACCGTAGGTGATTCGCAGAACAGCCATCGCACAGGACAACGCAGCCGCATAGAGGATTGGCGAATGCTGGCTCAACCACGCAAGCGCTATCGCCCAAGTGTCTGGTTTGTCTGGCATGTTGGACATCTCGGTTCCTCCCCGTCAGGGAGTTAGGGATACAACAGGCCAAAGCCTGCGGAATTGAATCGGCTCACACAGCACTCCCAGCTCGGAGCAATGGGTGTGGTGGAGCCGAAAACGAAAAGGCCGTAAATTCAGGCCTCTTGATATTACTGATTAAGCTTTCCTAGCAAACTCTCCGTGCTTTTCACGGGATGCCTTGCAATAGGCAGCATTGGCTTCTTCTGGGCTAGAAAAGCGCCCAAGATTTATGCGCTTCCCTGATACGGTGATTCGCGATCTCCATGGCTTCGACCCTGGGTTGGACGGGTCGAAGAACACTCCCTTGAACCCAGAGGTGTTGTTCTCGTTCATCTTCCTGTTGCGCAGGTTCTCGGCATTACTGCATACGCGCAGGTTCTGCCGACGGTTATCAAGTCCATTGCCGTTTATATGGTCAACGACCTTGCCTTCAGGGCAGCGCGTGATAAGCCGATGGAGGCTTCGATAGCCAGCGTAAGCGCCGCCTTGGAATAGAGACTTCTGGACGTACTCGGTCGCTCCGGAAACCCTGATTGACCACTGATGATCAATTAGAAGGTGCGCATCTTGCTCATCAACAAGCACATCACGCCCAGCTACTTGAATAGTCGGCATGTGCAACTCCAGTTTTTGATGACCAAAAAAGGCCCCGAACTATATCGAGGCCCTGAATAGGTGCGCGGTCTTTCCCGCTGTCAGCCGAAGACAATCCCAGCGTCGACGCCCCAATGCATCGATCTCGCTGCTCCAGTCTCGCGCCACTCTGCAAGCATGTGAGGTCAGGGTGCGCGGGCTGCCGGTGTTGTTTCCGTACGCCGCACTATCCGGCTATCGACGTCCAGGCCTTCCCGAGGGCTGTCCTGGCTACAGGTAAAACTACAGATTCTTTTTGTGGATGCGCCAACCCATGGCGACACCGGGGTGCAGATACTCTCCGGTGCGCGGATGGCGCGAGAAATCGGTCTCGCCAACTTGGCGTGCGACCGCCTCCCATGCCGTTCTGGCGCGCTCCAGCAGATTGCTTTTGGCTTTTAGCTTCATGCGCATCTCCAGAAGGTTGAACTCGAGGCAATAAAAAACCCGGCGCA